TAAGGTTACTAAGACTAAGGTACTGGCTGCCTATGGTCAGTTGATCGAAGCTGTTTTTAGTGGTAACAAGTTCCCCATTACGGTTAGTGAAACAAGAGTACCCGAAGGTATTTCTGAATATGCCCATTTGAATCCAATGAAGGATCAGGTAGGGGATCAAAACGATACAGTACCGGGCACTGAAAGTAATCTTAACTACCAAGGAATGGAAGCCCTTGGAGTTAATGATGATAACTTTGGTAACTTTAATCCTTTTGATTTAGGTTTTGAGGGTGATGGTAATGTACTAAAGCCCGGTGCTAAGTTCTCTGCTAATCCAGAGGATGTGTTCCTTGGTGGCCTACGTAAGGAATATGAGAATGAAGAAGGTGAGGTGGTTCTTGAGGAAGGTCCATCACCAGATCCCTTCCAAATGCCTCAGATTAAACCAGCACAGATTGCTGCACGTAGGTTGGAGAAGTTGATCCATGACCAGATTGAAGAATCTAACGGTGCTACTGAATTGCGTAACGCCTTATTTGAGTCTGTATTACTCGGCACCGGAATTATCAAAGGGCCATTCAATTACAACAAGACACTGCACAGATGGTCAACAAACGAAGATGGACAAAGAGAGTACGAACCAGAAGAAGTAAGAGTACCTCGTATTGAGTTTGTGAGTGTCTGGGACTTTTATCCTGATCCTAAAGCAAAAGAAATGGATGAGGCTGAGTGGATTATTCAACGTCACAGATTGAATAAGTCACAGCTCCGTGCCTTGATGAATCGTCCTTACTTTGATAAGGAACAGATTCTAGCTGTCATCAAGATGGGATACAACTACGTTAAGCGTAGTTATGAAGATGACATCAAGATGGAGAACAATAATGTTACTTATACTGATGGTGATCAGTATGAGGTACTAGAGTATTGGGGAGTCATGGATGCTCAGTTTGTTAGAGATGCAGGCCTTGACGTTGATGAAGCAATTGATGACTTAGAAGAAGTACAAATCAATGCTTGGGTTTGCGGTGGCAAAATAATCCGTCTGGTTCTAAATCCATTTAAACCCCATCGACTCCCCTACCATTCATTCCCATATGAGAAGAATCCATACAGCTTCTTTGGTGTTGGTGTCCCTGAAAACATGGACGATGCACAGAAGATCATGAATGGTCATGCTCGTATGGCAATTGATAATCTTGCTCTTGCTGGTTCTTTAGTCTTTGACGTAGATGAAGGAGCACTTGTAGCAGGTCAGGACATGAGTATCTATCCGGGTAAAGTATTCCGCCGCCAGAGTGGGATGCCCGGTCAGGCTATTTATGGCCTTAAGTTCCCGAACACTGCACCAGAAAATATGCAGATGTTTGATCGCTTCCGCCAGTTAGCAGATGAGTCTACGGGTATTCCGTCTTACTCACACGGCTATACAGGTGTCACTGGCATGACTCGTACTGCATCGGGTATGTCAATGCTGATGGGTGCAGCATCACTCAACATCAAGACGGTGATTAAGAATCTTGATGACTTCTTGTTAAAGCCATTGGGACAAGCATTCTTCCAATGGAATATGCAGTTCTATGAAGGAGAGTTAAACATCATTGGTGATCTTGAGATCAAAGCAATGGGTACTAGCAGTCTGATGCAGAAGGAAGTAAGATCACAACGTCTTACCACATTCTTGCAGACTGTACAGAATCCTGCAATTGCTCCGTTCGTTAAGATCCCGACACTGGTTAAGGAACTTGCATATAGCTTGGATCTTGATCCAGAAGAAATTATTAACTCACCTGAAGAGGCAAGTATCTATGCAACAATCATTGGACTCCAGAACCAAGCTCAAGCCGCTACTGAACAGTCCCCTATGGGACCTGCTGGAGGAGTACCTCCGGGAGCTGGAACAGAAGGAGTTACGGGCACTGGTGCGGGCAACATCGGAACAGGAAATGTACCGCAGGCAGGGGAGAGCGAGTTTAGTGGAACAGTTGGCCCTGCTGAAGCGGCAGGTCTTGGGGGCTAGTAACGATGGCTACTTGGATTGAGGAAGAAGGAGAAATTCCTGAAGAGTACATTGGAAAAGAAGTTCAAGACATGGAACAGGTTTATGAGGAACCTCAATGGCAATCTAGATCTGGTGAAATTCCTACTGATTATTTAGGTCAGGAAGAACAACAGTATGCAGAGACTACTACAGGAGAAGCAGATGCGTCTCTTTTAGAAGGAAAAATAATTGGTACTACTTCTTATGGTAGTGATGTTAAAGCTACTTATTACAGCGATCCGGGATCATTCGGTGGTAGAACAAAAGATAGGCCTTATTATGGTATAGAAAGAGGCGGTATTAGTGTTTCCAGTTATGCTAATAATCCATATGCTGCAGCTATGGCTAATATGCTTATAAAAGCAGGATATAAAGAAGAAGCATTAAGTGGCCGTAGACTTTTTTTACCACCGCCAGCAACTACAAAAACTTGGTCTGAGTACCGTAGTTTCTATGAAGACCCAGAAACAGGCAATGTAACATATGGCAATTGGACTACTGATCAATCTAAATTAGGATTATCAGGAGATTGGAAAGAGTCTGTTTTAGTTCCAACAAGAACAGAAAACTGGAAAGAATATCGCAGTTACTATGAAGATCCTGAGACTAATGAAAAAATTTATGGTGACTGGACTAAAGATGAGGGAGCTACTGGAGGATTAACAGGCACTTGGCGGCGTTTTAGTGATACGCCAAATGCTGAAGCAGTACAAAAAGCACAGTACATACAACAAAAACAAAAAGAAATGATGAGTGCTTGTTCTAGTTATAGAGGTGCTCAATACACCGCTTGTGTTAAAGCAGTGAATGAAAAAATATTACAATTTTCCGGTAAGGCTATGTCTGGTTTTGCTAGGGGTGGTTTAGTAGAACCAAAAGAAACAAAAGGAAATACTATGATGAATCGCAATATGTATCCTCAAGGTTATGCTGATGGTGGTAATGTAATGCCAATGCCTAGCGAAGAAGAGATGATGGGTTTAATGGAGCCTCCTATGCCTCCAATGGAAGAAACTAAAGTTGAATCTTATGGTGCTATTGATAAGATTATGTCTGTTCTTAATGAAGAAGAGATGATGGTACTTAATGATGCTCTTGAAATGCACCCAGAACTTATTACGATTCTAGATAAAGTAGATGTTGCATTTGGTGGTGAGTTTGATGGCGAAGGTGCAGTAAGTGGTCCGGGTACAGAAACTAGTGATTCCATCCCTGCTAAGCTAAGTGATGGTGAATTTGTATTTACTGCCAAAGCTGTTAAGCAACTTGGTGTAGATAAGCTTCGTAAGATGATGGATAAGGCAGAAAGAGAATATGATTCTTCTATGTCTCGTCAGGAAGAACTTCAGTTAGCAATGGGTGAAGGATATGCTCTTGGTGGTTTACTGAGTGCAGCCGCATCAGAACAACAGAAAATGCGTAAGCAGGCTGCAGACTATGCTGGAGCCACTTCAGAGTACCAACAGCCAGCAATGCTACAGAAACCAGAACGAGTAGACGGTATGGGTCGTCAGGTACCACAAGGCCAGACTGGAATTCTCGGACAGCGTGAGATTGATTTACGTCAACAGGAACGCTCCATTAGACCGAGAATGGAACAGAACATGAATCAACAGTCAATGGGTCAGGCATCCACTACAGCAGCCGCAGCACAGACTCCTAGGGCCTCTCTAGAATCTGAAACAGGTCGTATGGACATGCAGCAGAGGTTGCAGCAGAACGCAGAAGAAGAACAACAACCTTCATTAATGATGGTGTAGTTGACTTAATAAGTAACTCAATATAAAATAAAGAGTTAGAAAACTATAATAATTTTTTAAGCGGTATGGCTACCCGAAAGGCACCATACTATTTTATCGTAACTGATTTTTATTACCAGTTACACCCACGCTCGATAAGCCACCCTCTATATGAGGCACTAAGGAGTGTACTATGTCAGAAGCAGTAGAACAAGCCGGTAAACCATATCGTAGATTTGGTTCTTTCATTCAAGGTAATGACCAAGATGTTGAAAGAGGCTTGCAGGGGGCCGATGATTCATTGGCCTTTGTGACCCCTAAGCACCAAATGGTTTCTTCAATGCATCCATCACTCGATGATGAAATGGAAAAAGAAGAAGCTGAAGAAGTAGAAGCTCAGGCTACTCACACAGAAGAGGATACTTTCGAAGAACCAGAAACAGAAAAGTTCAAGAAGGTAGACTATAAGAAACGGTACGATGATCTTAAACGACACTACGACCGGAAACTTGGAGATTGGAAGGCAAAGGAAAAAGAACTCCGTGCCGAAGCTGCAGCATCCAGACCCAAGTACAAAGCTCCGAAGACCCAAGAAGACCTTGCTACCTTCAGAGAAGAATATCCGGATGTATATGACGTTGTAGAAACTGTTGCACATTTACGAGCAGAAGAACAACTACAAGACTTGAAAGCTAAGTTAGATGTTTTATCTGAGCGTGAAGCAGCATTAGTACGTAAGGATGCAGAGACTCAATTGATGACTGCTCATCCTGACTTTGGTGACATTCGTGAATCGGAAGACTTCCACGAGTGGGCAAGCCAACAGCCAGATGAGATTCAGGGTTGGATCTACAAGAATGCAACTAACGCTACTCTTGCTATTCGTGCAATTGATTTATACAAGAAAGATCGTGGTATTTCTACTGCATCTGAGAAAACCGCAAAGACGAAGAAATCCAATAGTGCTAAGGAAGCAAGCGCAGCAGAAGCTGTCTCAGTTAGGAGCAAAGCTGCAGAACCTTCAAGTAAAGTAAAGATTTGGAAAACTTCGGAGGTAGCTCGTTTGTCTGTAGAGCAGTACGAAAAACTTCAGCCTGAACTAGACGCAGCGTTTAGAGAAGGTCGAATTGTTAAAGGCTGATCAACAGAACCGGGCTGATAGATACAACCCATAGTCTAAATATAAAGGAGAATTATCATGGGTTTTGAAACTGGTTCTAGTATGAACTTTGATCCGGCAGTAACGGGTCAGACCAATAGCTTCTGGGTACCGGAGATTTTCTCCAAGAAGGTACAGGTTGCTTTCCGTAAGGCATCTGTTGCAGAAGCCATTACCAACACCGATTACACTGGCGAAATTTCTCAGTTCGGTGACACCGTAAACATCATTAAGGAACCGCAGATTTCTGTAGCGGATTACACTCGTCACAAGGCGACTGCTACCGATCAGACTGACCTTACTGATGAAGAGCTGGTCATGCAGATTGATCAGGCCAAGTACTTCCAGTTTGTTGTTGATGATCTCGAAAAGAGATTCTCTCATGTAAACTGGCAGCAGGTTGCGTCTGACAATGCAGCATACAAGTTGAAGGATGCGATGGACAGCAATGTTCTTACCGCTATCTCTACTGGTGCTGCTGCTGCTAACACCTATGGTTCAGTATCCGCTCCGATTGACACTGGTCATGACTCTGGCGAAACTGATCCGTTGGATGTACTGGCTCGTCTGGCTCGTCTCCTTGACGAACAGAACGTACCTGAAGAGAACCGTTGGGTTGTAGCTCGTCCGCAGTTTTATGAAGAGCTGGCTAAGACCAACTCCAAGCTGTTGAGTGTTGACTACAATGCAGGTGCTGGTTCGCTGCGTAATGGTCTTGTTGCTTCCGGTGAACTCCGTGGCTTCAAGATGTATAAGTCCAACAATGTACCTAACGCAACTGGTACTGGTTCTTATACTGGCGAAACCCTTCGCATGGTAATGGCTGGTCACATGTCTGCAGTAGCAACTGCTCAGGCTCTCTCCACCGTAGAAACCGTTCGTTCCACCACCAGCTTCGAAGATATCGTTCGTGGTCTGTTGGTATGGGGCCGTAAGGTTCTGCGTCCGGAAGGTCTGGCTGTGGCCTATACGCTGATCGACTAAGATTAGCACTGGATTGTGGCATGGGGTTCATAATGGCCCCATGTCACATTTCCTTTTTACATTTAAAGCTTGGATAAATAATGGCATATCGTACATATCTAGAAATTGTAAATGGCATTTTGTCGGAGCTTAATGAAGTTCAGCTAACTTCTGCTAACTTCTCGACTGCTAAAGGTATTCAGCAGTTTGTCAAAGACTCTGTAAACAGAGGCTATTTTGATCTCGTCAATGAGAATCCAGAATCTCCGTGGTTATCTACTGTATGTGCCGATGAGCCATATGGTGGTAATGTATTTGTAGACACTGTTGTAGGTCAACGTTGGTACTTCCTACGCAAGAACTCCAGTGGCTCACACGGTACCGCTAAAGATTTCTCAAGAGTCGATTGGGATCACTTCTACCTGACTACTGATGAAGTAGGTACCTGTTCTGTAACAGGTGTCTGTTCTAATCCTGCCTACACCACAGCAGAAACCTGTGTGGCTGCTGGTAATACTTGGACTGACTATGATACAGAATCAGTCTGTACGGCTGCCGGTGAGACATGGACCGATACGCACAGCTCCCCACACACTCGCCGTAAACTTAAGTTCATCACACTAGAACAGTGGCATAAGTTCTATCGTGAATCTGATGACGATTCAGTAGATACACAAAACTACACAACTCCTGTAAGAGTTGTAATGTCACCGTGTGGTAGAAAGTTTGGTTTATCTC